TGTGTCTGCTACAGGAAACACCATCCTGGGTAATGGCTATGTCACAATAACACTGGTGAGCGCATTATGATCATAGGCAGCGGAATTACTATTACTAGCGGTGTACAAATTATAGGCGAAATTTCTGCTTTATACCCATTTAGTACTTTTACTTTTACTACTGGCAACACAGTAGGAGCAACAGGTGCCAATGTTCAGTGGTTGTTTGCCAACAGCTACAGCGCCAGTAACGCCGGCAATGTATGGTTGACTAATACCACATACTATGGTGTAAGCAAGCCTGGGTATCAATATTGGGTGGTTCCCGAAACTGCACAATATACCATTGAAGTGGCTGGTGCAAGATCTGGTATTCCTACATACTCCAATGTTAATGCTGCTGCAAGATACGGTCGTGGTGCAGTTATGCGTGGCACTTTTACTCTGCAACAAGGCACTAATGTAACTATTGCTGTAGGACAGCCTAGTGCTAATACTACACAGCCAAGCACCTTCTCTAGTCCAGGTGGCGGCGGCGGAACATTTGTTGTGCTGCCCGGAAACTTCCCACTTATTATCGCCGGCGGCGGCGGTGGTAATGGTAACTGGACTAGTAACACTGCTACATATTTTGCCGGCAATGGAGTAACAACCACATTCGGTGGTAACAGCTTCAACGGTGCTCCGGGTGGATTTAATGGATGGGGAGGCAACAGTCATGTAAACAGGAATGGTGTTGTAAGTGCTAACGGCTACGACGGCGGTGGTGGTGGCGGATTTATATTACCTGGTGTGATTGGTACAGGCAGCAATTTAAGACCAGGAACAACAACTACAAACAACGTCGGACAAGGTGGTTGGCACTTCTTGGCTAACTTGGTTGGAGGTGCAGCGTCAACTACTTATCCTCCACCTTCAACTAGTGCCGGTGGATTTGGAGGCGGTGGCGGAGCCGGTCCTATTACTGGAGGCGGTGGTGGCGGGTATTCGGGCGGTGGTGGAGCTTATTCAAACGCAAGTACGGCCATTGATTCTGGGGGCGGTGGTGGATCTTGGATTGCCGCTAATGCTACAGCCGTGGCAACAAGCGATGGACAATACGAAAGATCCGGAACATTTGGCAGTGAGAGCATAACCAATCTAGCCACAGTAAATGCAGGTCCTGGATATGTAAGGATTACAAAAGTATAAACATAAGTAAGTTATGCTTACAATTATCTCAGCGTTGGTACTAACGCATCTTACTATCATCTGTGTAACCCTTTATCTACATCGCAGCCAGGCACATCGTGCAGTAGAATTTCATCCTGTGGTATCACATGCCATGCGCTTTTGGCTTTGGTTAACTACCGGCATGGTTACCCGGCAATGGGTAGCCATACATCGCAAGCATCACAGATTCTGCGAACAGCCCGAAGATCCACACAGTCCAAGACAGGTGGGTTTATGGCGAGTGTTATTTGGAGGAGCACTACTATATCATGCGGCAAGCAAAGATAAGGAAATGGTTGACACTTACGGCCGCGGCACTCCTGATGATTGGATCGAGCGCCGCCTATACACGCCTCACAGTAGACTTGGCATTGGCCTTTGCCTTGTGCTCAACCTCGCCGTCTTTGGTGGGATGGGCGCCATAGTCTGGTTAATACAAATGTTGTGGATACCGTTATGGGCCGCAGGAGTAATTAATGGCCTGGCACACTGGTGGGGTTATCGTAATGGTGCAACACGAGACACTAGCACCAATATCTCACCCTGGGGTATTGTGATTGGCGGAGAAGAACTGCATAACAATCACCATTTGGATCCAGCCAGTGCAAGATTAAGTCGTCGCTGGTTTGAATTTGACATCGGGTGGCTATATATAAATATTTTTAAATTTTTTAGACTTGCTAAGGTAAAATAATATTTCAAATTGGTAAAGAGAATCATGAAAATAGGATTTTTTGGCGATAGTTATTTAGATTTGTTCTTACAACATGATAATATTTCAAGAGATGACAAACCATGGTCTAGAAGATTAGTCGAAGACCTTGACCTGGATTGTGTCTCTTCGGGCTTGGGTGGTACTAGTCAATATTATGCTATCCACACATGGAAAAAGTTTATAGAAAAAAAAGAAACATTGGACTTTGCGTTTTTTTCTTTTACGTGGCATGATAGATTATACAGCAGCTATGAACTCAATCAAGCAATTTTTTCAAGTATAGCCGAAAAGAGAGACGTAGCAAAAGTTATTGAAAAAATAGATAGATGGGACGGTGTACCAAAAAATTATCCCAGCGGTGTAAAATTAGCAGCAGAATTATATTATAATTATTTGTATTCAGAAGATCTTAGTATGTTTAATTATCAACTTCAATTGGAGTACATTCTAAACTTACCTAAAAAATATCCCGAAACTAATTTTATTTTCATACCCAACACTGAATATTCAAGACAACTGGCTACTAGTTTATTTTCCAATGGTTGTTTAATTAATTTTGCGTTTGAAACTTTGTCAAATATCGAAGTAGGTAGCCCCGGCGTAATGCCTATCGACTGCAACAGAGTTGGTCATATTAACAAGTCCAATCATGAATTACTCAAAGAAGAATTTCATCACATAATTACCAACTACGAAACTTATAAAGATTCCATTTATAATTTTGATTATAATAAATTTGATATTTGTAAATAATCTGCGTAAAATTACAAGATGTTAGATTCTATCCAGCAATCAGTGTTGCAATTGCTTCCTGCCCGCAGAAAAACGGGTCAAAATGGATGGATATCTTTTAATGCGCCTTGTTGTGTACACAATAGCGAAACTGCTGACACTAGAGGTCGTGGGGGTATAAAAACAAATGCAGGTGCTGTAAGTTATCATTGTTTTAATTGTGGCTTCAAAGCCAGTTTTGTTCCTGGCAGACATTTAACTTTCAAGTTCAGAAAATTACTTGGGTGGTTAGGCGCAGATGATCTAACTGTACGTCGACTTGTCATTGATGCAGTTAGATTACGAGAATTGGTTGCGCCCGACGAACTTGCTCAAGAACCCGAACAGGAGATAACATATGAAGCTAGAACATTACCCGAACAGGCACGGAATGTGGTCGAATTGGCAAACTTTTACAGCATCGGCGACTATAATAATGTTCCTGCTGAGCTACTTGCTGCAATAGAATATGTGCATCGTAGATCGATTGATATAAATCGATACGAATTTTATTGGACACCCGAAGAAGCTTACAACTTGCATCGCAGAATTGTAATACCATATTATTATAAAAAAGAAATAGTAGGTTATACCAGTAGAGCAATAGTGGATGGAATCAAACCCAAATATTGGTCAAGTCATCCTGCAGACTTTGTGTTTAATTTAGATAACCAACAGCCGGACTGGAAGTTTGTTGTTGTTTGCGAAGGACCGTTTGATGCAATGAGCATAGATGGTGTTGCAGTCAGCGGCTCTGAAATATCGGACACACAAATTGAACAAATTGATAGATTACAAAGAGAAGTTGTTGTGGTACCCGACACGGATCGTGCAGGTCGTAAATTGATTGACCGTGCCGTAGAAGCAGGATGGAGTGTGAGTTTTCCTGTATGGCAGGAAACTTGTAAAGACATCAACGAAGCAGTTGTTAAGCATGGCAAGTTGTTTGTACTTAAATGTATTCTAGCCGCAAGAGAAACCAGCAGACTTAAAATTGAATTAAAAAAGAAGAAACTATATAATACAGTATGAAAGATTATAATCCAGAAATTCAAAAGCTGTTCTTAGAAATGATGCTGCAAGATGCAGAAACATATGTGCGTGTGCAGAACATTTATAATGCAGACAATTTTGATCGCAGCTTGAGAGAAGCAGCTAGATTTATCAAAAAGCACAGCGACGATCACAAAACGCTGCCCACTCGAGAGCAAATACAGGCCGCTACCAGTATAGAGTTGCGAGAAGTTCCTGAACTAAGAGAAGGTCATTACGACTGGTTTCTAACGGAATTTGAAGGCTTCAGTCGCAAACAAGAACTAGAGCGAGCAATTTTAAAAGCAGCTGACATGATTGAACAGGGTGATTTTGATCCTGTAGAAAAATTAATCAAAGATGCAGTGCAGATCAGTCTCACTAAAGACATGGGCACAGATTACTTTGAAGATCCTAGAGCTAGATTGATGAAAATCAAAAGCAACAATGGACAAGTGAGTACAGGCTGGCCTACTATGGATCAACGACTGTTTGGAGGTATGAACCGCGGCGAGCTTAACATTTTTGCTGGTGGATCAGGTAGTGGTAAATCGTTGTTCATGCAGAATATTGCAATTAACTGGATCACGGCCGGACTCAATGGGGTGTTCCTTACATTAGAACTCAGTGAAGAATTGTGTGCCATGCGTATGGATGCCATGGTTGCCAATTGCAGCACAAAAGAAATCTTCAAAGACTTGGACACACTGGAAATGAAAGTGCGCATGGTGGGCAAAAAGTCAGGCAAGTTGCGTATCAAGTACATGCCAGCGCAGAGCAATGTTAATCACATCCGTGCTTATCTCAAAGAGCTAGAAATACAAACAGGCCAAAAAACTGACTTTATCATGGTGGACTATCTTGATCTGGTTATGCCTGTCAGTGCCAAAGTTAGTCCCAGTGATTTGTTTGTCAAAGACAAATATGTATCTGAAGAACTACGTAACTTAGCACGTGAGTTCAATATATTAATGATTACTGCTAGTCAGTTGAACAGATCAGCTGTGGAAGAAATTGAATTTGATCACAGTCATATATCAGGTGGTATCAGTAAAATTAACACAGCAGATAATGTGTTCGGTATCTTTACTTCAAGAGCCATGCGTGAGCGTGGTAGATATCAAATACAGTTGATGAAAACTCGTAGCAGTAGTGGCGTAGGTCAAAAAGTTGATCTTGAATTCAATATTGAAAGCCTGCGCATTACTGATCCGGGCGAAGAAGCACAGAGTGAAAACGGAGGCCAAGGATTCCGCACTAGTGGTCAGATCATGGATCAAATTAAAGCTACTAGCACTACAAATAATTCTCCCATGGTTGCAGCAAAACCTAAACCAGGGTTTGAGCTTGGTAATAAAATTGAAGCCAGCGTCGACAGTACCAAGCTCAAGCAAATGCTTGCTGGTTTGAAATCTAAAACCGAATAAATACCTAGTACGGAGTAGAATTTGCAAAAGCGCACTAAAAGTATTCTTGACGAATTAGCTAACATACCTGTCAGTAAAGATAGAGAGAATTTAGTAGAGAGTCGTGCTGGTCATGTGATACAAGGAGCTATCAATTTAATTAATTATATAAAAGAAAACTACGACGCTGAGCAAGCCGATGAACTTGAGCGTAGATTATTAAATAGTATACGATCGCAAGATCCCAATAAATTTGCCCGAGGTATTCGTCGTTTTAGGAAAGATAATTAATGCTATTAGAATTCATTGAATATATTGAAGAAGCTATCACTGGACGTACTCCTCACCCAGAAGATGCAATTTTCATGAGCAGTAGCGCAGCATTACAACAAGTTCAAAGTTTAAAAGGCGTTATAGCCAATCCTTCTAATCTTACAATTAAATGGGATGGCTATCCTGCAATCATATTTGGACGTTTGCCCAATGGCAAACTTGGAATGGCCGACAAATACATGTTTGATCGCGGTGTGCTGGTTACTAGCCCAGAAGAATGGCAGCAATATGACGCTCAAAAAGCCTCCGGGGGTCTACGTGGCACACTGTATGAAGCTGCGGCTGCTTTATGGCCGGGATTGAATCTAGCCTGTGAAGCTTCTGGTTACTATTGGGCCGATCTCATGTATGCCGGGCAACTACAGCCACAAAAAGGTGTTTATGCCTTTAAACCAAATTTGGTTGAATATCAAGTTGACGTAAATAGTGCTCTTGGTAAAATAATAGGAAACAGTGTTGGTGGTGTAGTAGTACACCAATATTTTAATGAAATTGGTGCTCAACCGGTACAATGGAACGGTAAAGGCTTAAAAAATGTTCCCGGTGGTGTTGCAATAATAAACCCCACAGCTGGAAACAAGTTCTCTTTAAAAACTCCAGTCCAATTAGAAAGAAATGCCGTAGCAGCAGTCGAAAAATATGGCTCACATGTGGATGAATTATTGGCACAATTACCGCAGACCACAAGAGACAAAATTAAAACATATTTTAATAAAAAAATTACCGGACAAACCACTCAAGAATTGCATGACTGGTTACAGAATCAAATCAGTGCCAAGCAGTACAATATATTAGTTGGCACTGAATATAACGGTATACTTTTTGGTAGGAACACCAAAGACGAAGTCACTGAAAGTCTAGGGTATGCAGGATTAAAAGCAATATGGAATTCGATCTATGCATTTAAACAAAATTTAGCCAAACAGCTGGCTGCACAAGTCACAGGTATCAAAGAATATGTCAATGGACAACCGGCTGGCGAAGGATTTGTGTTTCCCACATCATCTGGTTTAGTTAAAATTGTCGACAGACAAGTGTTTAGTGCAGCTAATTTCGCCAAAATGGGCTAATTGGTATAAATATTAGCATGCGGTAAACGCAAACATTTAAGGAGAAATAACATGCCAATCGGAGTCACAAGAGTACACGGTAGTACAGCCGGTGTAAACAACGTAGGATCAGGCCAGAGTTTTGCTAATGCAGCAATTATCAACACTGGTATTGCACCACCTATCACAGCATACAAAATCACCACTCTAGGTGTAACTGCTAACTTAGCAGCTGAACTAGATGATCCAAGTGGTGCTGGTGTAGTCGGCGCAGTTGAAACACTACTGAAAGTAATTACAACCAATGCTTCAGTATTAGCTTATCAAGTTGACAGCAACGGTTCAACTGCACAGTTAAGTGTTATCACTGAGCGTAGTTCATGGTCTGACGCAGATCTACAAGTTTCTATTCGTGCATTAGGTGGTAATATTGGTTCACGCGGTAACGTGTTCCCTGCGCTAGCAGCAGTTACATCAACTGGCGGTATTAAGTTAGCTTAATTTAGTCAAGCGTAAAAAGCAGACTTCGGTCTGCTTTTTTTATGGCCGCCATAAATATAAACATGCGGTAACGCAAATAATTTAGGAGAAAAAAAATGCCAATCGGATTAGATCGTAGCGCAGGCTACTTTTTTGCAGGTACAACAGGAACTTTGATCGAGCCTGGTCAAAGCATTGCATTATACGCGGTTAATGCAGGCGTTAATTTATCATCTGAAGATGACGCAGCGAACGAAGCATATGAAGCAATCATTCAAGCGTTCCCACCAGTGTTAGCATATTTTGCACATGCAACAAGTGGTGTTATCAGTGTAATCTGCGACGGTGTTAATGCACCAGATGCAAGTGCATTACAGACAGCACTACAAGCAATTGGAACCAAAAAAGGTTCAGTTAACTTAGGAAGTGCAACTGTAACCAATGGTACTAGTTTTGTAGTATCGTAATTTTTAAAAATTACAATAAAAAGCAGACCTCGGTCTGCTTTTTTTATGACTATAAATATCTATATGAAATTTTATACTTGTTTTACATTAGTTGATATTACACCAACTGGAGTTACACGTCATAAATCAGGCGACGAAACTCGCAGGGATCAACAGAGAAATTGGGAAACAGTTTTACAATGTATTGGGCTTAGGGCACAACCGCAGCTGATCGAAGGACCAGTTATAAAAGATCTTGAAATTGACAATGATGGTATTTTTGGCGAAATGTTTTATGGCACAAAACAACGAGTATGGTTTTTTACTTTTGGAGTAGAGTCCGAAGATGTATTCCTATTAGATGGTGATCCAGTGGGACAATTGGACAAAGATTTTTCGCAAGTACCAATCATATGCGGGCTAACAGAAACAGCAAGATTTATTCTACCAATATTTTATCCTTATGGTGCAATTAAAAACATATACTTTATAAATGGCAGGTTTGTCCCATAAATACTAGCGATTCACTGGCATCTTTAAGGCATCACTCTCATGGCACATATTTTAGGCATCATAACAGACCCCTTTTCTTTTAACGAAAGAATTAGAATAAAATGGCCATTAGCGAAAGAACAGACCTTGGTGCGCATGTGGATTTATGCGCTGAAAGGTACCGTGCGTTGGAACAGAAATTAGATAATCTGGAAGAACGTATGGACAAACTTGAAGAACACATGATTGTTATACGTACCTCTCTGATGGCTAATCAGAATGCGCACTCATCAAACAAGGATTCGTCAGCCACTGAAAAAGCACAAGGAACTATTATAACAATAGGAACTGCTTTTGGGGTGGCATTGTTAACTGGGCTGATAACAACCATAGTTCATTTTGTAATGAAATAAAGATGAAAATAGTAGAACTGTTAAATAAAGTATCATTGTCGTTAACTAACGAAGAAGCTGATTTATTAGGTAGATTTCATCAAATCGAAGAAATTAGGAAAAAAGAATTAAACGAGCGCGAGCAAGTTGTAGCAAGTAATTTAGTTAACAAGGATGTTTTAACCAGATTTAAACATGAAGGCAAAATATCATACAAGAAAAAAATTCAGTAACCAACAAAAAAAATTGGTCAATTTAGCGGCCAATTACATAATTGATTGGACGAAAAAAGAGTTAAACAAGTACAAAAACAAGCCCGTAGTTATCCAAGTTGGTGATTACGGGTTTTTAGTTGGGAAGTTTAAAATAACCGGAGTAACTAAAAATTGCTGGTCAGTTTACGACAATGATGGGCAACTTGTTCATTATTTTATTAGTAAAACAAACGCTATATTGTTTTGCATGTGTGAAACTACACAAGATTTTGATTCAGCTAGAGAACTGCTAGAATTAGATAGCAGAATAGGAAAACTTGAAAATGATTTAGAACAATACCAATTTGGTATTACTACATCAAAGGACAAGTTCAAAAAAGATCTTTTTTTAAACAGGTATTTAGACACTAGATACCAATACAAAGCCCAAAATGATCTTTTGAAAAAAACTTTAAAATTGGCTAAATACACTAAATTTAGGAACTATTACTATGAAATTAACAGAAATGAGCACTAGACCTTCAGCTAAAAAAATTAACAAAGTGATGGAAAGTCGCTTTGGGATGAAAATTGATTACAACAATTTAGATTTTCCAAAAGCTTATAAACTAGCTAGAGGTTTAACTGAAAGTTTAAATCAAGTGAAAAAAAGCCATGGTATACATATCGCGGAAAAAAATCCTAAATACATGGAATTACTCATGGTTCGCGAAGGTCTGCATCGCTGGATGGTAGAAAACAAAGATAAGCTTATGTTAGAAAGCGAAATGGGTAAAAGTCAGGCCATACTTGCAGCCAAAGATATGGTTGATAGCATTCAAGATATGCTAGAAGATGTAAGCAAAATGCAAAATGAGCAAATGCCTGCTCTAATTGATACCATCCGAGATCAAATCGGAATGGAACAAGCCGACCAGTTTAAAAATAGTGTTGGTACATTGTTAGCAAACATGGTTGATCAATTGGGTCAAGCTAGAGAAACTGCAGATCAAGCAGCTAGAGCATTGGCAGGAGAACAAATGACTCAACCAATGGGAATGGGTATGGCTCCACCTACAGGCGGTATGGCTGGACAGATGCCACCGGCTGATTTAGGCGGTGATATGGAAACAGACCAGTTTGCAGCAACTGGTGCGGCTGCTGGACCAAATGAAGTTGGCAGAGAGAAAAGATAATGCAAATTAAAGAGATTATCGTTGAGGACGCAATCGACGATATGCTTGAAGACGAAGCAGACTCTCGCGGCGATGCCAATCTCATTACAACCTTGGAATTTCTACGTAATAGAGCACATGACACACATGTTCAACCGAGGATCAGAACAGATAGCCTAATCAATCTTGTACAATCTACAGGTGAACAAGCGTTCACCTTAGAAAATCTTGTCAACGCATTCAAAAACAATCAGCAACTTAAATCCTTGATAAAAGATATCAAGGATGACAACAATGGTGTAAAGTATGTTTATTTACAACCATTTGCCGATGATTCTGAAATGGCAGCTATAGGAGACACCGACGCACCCAGGACCGATCCGGAGCGGACTGTGGATTCAATGGCTAAGTCAGCTCTTGCAAAACGATCTTAAATAATTTATAATTATTCCAAGGAGAAAACAAATGGCTTATTCAGGTCAAGTCTTGGATCATTACGAGAATCCTAGAAATGTAGGTAAACTAGATAAAACTGATCCAAGTGTTGGTACTGGCTTGGTCGGAGCACCGGCCTGTGGAGATGTATTACAACTACAAATAAAAGTCGAAGATGATGTCATTACTGATGCCAAATTTAAGACATATGGTTGTGGTTCGGCGATCGCAAGTTCGTCTCTGGTCACGACGTGGCTTAAAGGAAAAAGTCTCGACGAGGCGAATGCAATTAAGAACACCGACATTGCGGAAGAACTCGCATTACCTCCTGTCAAAATCCACTGTAGCATATTAGCGGAAGATGCAATCAAAGCAGCGTTAGCAGATTATAGAACAAAAAATGATACAACTAACAGAAATAGCGGCCAAGAAAGTACAACAACAGCTTAACCGGCGAGGCAAAGGAGCCGGTATAATGGTAGGCGTTCGTACCACAGGATGTTCTGGTCTAGCATATAAACTAGAATATGTGGATGTTCCGCCTGGTACAAATGAGTGGATCACTTATGAAAGCAACGGAGTGCAGGTTTGGGTCAGCGGAAAAGATTTACCTTACATCAATGGACTCACAATGGATTACAAGAGACACGGACTCAACGAAGGATTTGAATTTGTAAATCCAAATGAACGCGACCGCTGCGGTTGCGGAGAAAGTTTTAGAGTCTAGATGATCACACAACGATTTGATTATACCCCTCTTGCAAGAGAAAGCTTAGAGGGTAAACGCCATTATGCCCTGCCAGACGGTAGCCGTGTACCTAGTGTTACTACAATCTTAGATAAGACAAAACCTGCCGAAGCACGACAAGCACTGCAGGAATGGAAAAATCGTGTAGGTCATGAACGTGCTCAACAAATTACTACCGAAGCAGCCAATCGTGGCACTAGGATGCACACATATCTTGAGCGTTATGTAAAGAACAATGACCTCGGAGAACTTCCTACTAATCCTTTTGCACAACCGTCGTGGTTTATGGCCGCACAAGTTATATTAGAGGGATTACAACATGTTGATGAATATTGGGGTTGCGAGGTGCCTCTATACTATTCTGGGCTTTATGCTGGTACTACTGACTGTGTCGGGGTGTGGAAGGGACAGCCTGCAATCATGGATTTTAAGCAAACGAATAAGCCTAAAAAGCGTGAGTGGATCGATGATTATTTTCTACAGCTGGCAGCATATGCGGCGGCTCACAACGACACACACGGAACCACGATCAATACAGGGGTTATTCTCATGTGTGCGAAACCAGCCGACGAAAACTCCGAGCCTCAATATCAAGAATTTGTGTTAGAACCCAAAGACTTTCAATACTGGAGCGATCAGTGGATGCGTAGGGTAGAACTTTACTATCTAAGTACATAATGGAACGCATAAACTTTAAACACCTAGATATTCCAATTATACGATCATGTAACTTAGATTGTTTTGGTTGTCTTACACATTCTAATCATAAAAATATTAAAGGCTTAGTTAACCTAGATGAAAGTATAGAATGGTTGGAGTTTTGGTCTAAAAAATTAGATCCCAATTCAATTACTATTTTCGGCGGTGAGCCTCTGCTGCATCCAGATTTTGTACGTTGGGCACGAGAACTAAGAAGAATATGGGGACCACGTCCTCAGATTAAAGTAAACACTAACGGTTACTATTTAGATAAGTTAATAGATAATTTAGAGGAATTGTTTAATCCTGATATTGATCTTAGCGTAGTAATTAGTATCCAAACAGGTGCAGAACCGTATAGATCTACAGTAAAAGAAAAATCGGCTATACTTAAAGATAAAATATTTGAATATAGAAAAAGTTTAAAAGGGTGGGAAAATGCACAGTGGGCATTATGGGACGATACCTGGGAAAAGTTTTGGTATAACTTAGAATGGGCACCGGGCCGCGCCAGTAATCTTAACTTTGTTGTTTGTGAAATGCATAAGTTAGCATGGTGTACTCATTACACAGGATACGGCGAAACTATGCGACCTGTTTATGATTATAATGATATACATTTTGAAGAAAATCATAAGCACTGTCAAGCTAGGTATTTTGTTACACTTTATAAAGGCGATATCTATAAATGTCCTCCAATTGGAGTTTTAGAACATACTCTTGACACATTTAATATATCAGACAAAGAAGAATGGAAACCTTATATTTCTGAATACAATAAACTAGCAGTTTATTCCTCGGACAGCGAAATTTCAAATTGGTTTAATGTTCAGGATACTCCGGAAAAAGTATGCAACATGTGTGGGTTTTCTGGTCCAAATGCTGTGGGACAAAATTTAGAACGCAGTCATTATCTCAAGCTTAACTGGAAAGTAAAATCAAGCTAAATATTGAATATTTAGAGGTTTTTATCTATGGCTATTACACAAATAAGCAGAATTCAACATCGTAGAGGTTTACAGCAAGATCTCCCACAACTTGCGTCAGCTGAACTAGGTTGGAGCATAGATCAACGTAAACTTTATATAGGAAACGGTACCCTAGAAGAAGGTGCACCCACAGTCGGGGTTACTGAAATTCTTACAGAGTACAGCGACATCAGTTCGCTTTGGTCAGTACTCAACGCTTATTCTTTTTATGGAAATGCCGCTGGTTATGCTGCACAAACTGGCCCTAGTGTACTTGCACCCGTGACAAGAAGTTTCAATGACAAACTGGATGATTTTGTCAGTATCAGAGATTTTGGAGCAATAGGTGATGGCAGTACCAATGACACTGATGCAATAAATCGCGCACTATCACAAATCTATAAAACAGGTTACAACGAAACTGAACCATCAGCTCGTAGAAAAATCTATTTCCCAGGTGGCACTTATATTGTCAACGATACATTAACAATACCTCCTTATGCAAAACTGGTAGGGGATGGAACAAGTAGCACTTTCATAGTTCAGACTCAGGGTAATAAATTTTTGGCCAACACTGTTGACAGTTCTTTCCAGTCTGGATCAAGTCTCGGAAGTGGCGGTACACTATTACCACAAGATATAGAAATTGATGGCATACAATTTTTCAACAGCAACACATCAATAACTAGATCCTTGTTGTTGATCGATAGTGCCAGTAACATAAAAATCAAAAATTGTACCTTTTTTGCAAATGCTTCAGCAGGTTCTTATCCTAATTTAGTTACAGTCGACGATTCAGTAAGTACCACAAGAAGTGTTGTTATTTCTGGATGTAAATTTTTAAAAGGCGGAAACGCAATCTCTTTGCTCGGTGACAGTGTAACCGACATTACTGTTCAAGACTGTGTGTTTGATGGTTTATCGAACACAGCTATAAGCAGCGGTAATGTGGTTCATTTAATATCTGTTGGCAACTATTACGGAAACGTGACCAATTCAATACTGCCACGGTCGGATAGCATTTATAGTTTTGGTGATCGTCATCATGTTGACGATTTTCTAAATAGTGGAATACATCTTGGCAATCTGCATTTGTCAAAATCTTCCACTGTGGATTTAACTACAACACCAGTACTGATCAACATTGTGGCCAATACCGGAACAATAATAGATTATGTAGTATCAAACACATCGGGCATAAGATCGGGAACTATTAAAATGTCTAATTATAATGCCACACAAACTGTGCTTGAAGATGATTATACAGAAACAACAACTGGCCCGGCTGCTAATTTGACAGCAAATGGAACACATGTTATTGCTTCAATAGACTCAGGTAGTGCCAAATTTAAATTTAACTTTAGACGATTTATTTGATGTTTAAATTGCATGCCAAAGAGAGACTTGCTCTTTGGAAATCATTTAGAGAAGACATCAGTCGATTACCTATTGATGAGGCCATTGAAAAGACTTTGACTTTTTGGCAACATTGCCCTTTTGTTCCTTATTATCTTAATCATGATGATAAATTTTTATGGCCAGATCCATGGCAATTAATTGAAGAAAATTGCTATTGCGATCTTGCTAAATGTTTGGGTATTGTGTATACTTTACATTTATCTGCCCATGGGACACAACTAGATCCTGAGATTTTGGTCTTTAAACATAAAAAAACACACCAATTATACAATTTAGTCTATTTGCAACAAGGGAAATATATATTGAATTTGATTGAGGGCGAGATCGTAAATAAAGAACACATAAAAAATGATTTAACTTTAAAATATCGCTACCTAGCTAGCGATTTAAGATTACAAGAATATTGAGGAACATTAATGACGCAGATTCAAGTTACAAAGCGAGATGGTCAAAAAGAATTATTAGATATAGAAAAAATGCACCGTGTGGTTATGTGGGCCACCGAAGGAATAACAGGAGTTAGTGCAAGCGAAGTAGAAATCAAAAGCCACATACAATTTTACAATGGAATTAAAACAGCAGATATTCAAGAAACGCTGATCAAATCAGCTGCTGACCTAATATCCGAAGAAACGCCTAACTATCAATATGTTGCCGGTAGACTAATTAACTATCATCTTAGAAAACAAGTGTATGGTGATTACACTCCATGTTCATTGATTGATTTGGTTAAAACAAATGTGGAGAGTGGATTTTACGATGCAGGCCTTCTCGCCGCTTACAGCGAAGAAGAATGGAGCAAACTAAACTCCTTTGTTCATCATGAAAGAGATGAAAGTTTTACTTATGTAGCCATGGAACAATGGCGCGGCAAGTATCTTGTGCAGAATCGTGTTTCCGGTGACATCTACGAAACACCACAAGTGGCGTACCTACTGATTGCAGCCACACTGTTTCAAAACTATCCGCAAGAAACAAGATTACAATGGGTGAAAGATTACTACGATGCCATTAGCCTACACGATATCAGCTTGCCTACTCCTGTTATGGCCGGTGTACGCACTCCGCAAAAACAATTCTCAAGCTGTGTTCTTATCGAAACTGACGACAGCTTGGATAGTATTAATGCTACTACCAGTAGTATCGTTAAGTATGTCAGCCAAAAAGCCGGGATCGGAATTGGTGCAGGTCGAATACGAGCACTTGGCTCCCCAATACGAAACGGAGATGCTTACCACACCGGCGTTATACCCTTTTACAAGTTGTTCCAAAGCGCCACTCGTAGTTGTTCGCAAGGGGGTGTTCGTAATGGCGCCGCTACATTGTATTACCCAATCTGGCACTACGAGATTGAGGACTTGATTGTTCTCAAGAACAACAAAGGAACCGAAGACAATCGTGTACGTCATATGGATTATGGCGTACAGTTTAACAAGTTGATGTATGAGCGACTGATCACAGGTGGCGATATTACCTGCTTCAGTCCCAATGATGTACCCGAGCTGTACTCTGCTTTTTTCACGGATCAAGATCGATTCAAAGAGTTGTATGAACGAGCAGAGCGTAATACGAAGTTGAGAAAGAAGACCTTCCGAGCAGCAGATTTGTTCAGTAGGTTTATGCAGGAACGCAAAGATACTGGTCGTGTGTATTTGCAGAATGTTGATCATGCAAACACGCATTCGCCATTTGATGAGCAAGTGGCTCCTATCAAAATGAGTAACCTTTGTGCAGAAATTGATTTACCAACTGTGCCGTTAAGAGATGTCAACGACGAGGATGGTAGGATCGCCCTGTGTACTTTATCTGCGATCAATTGGGGCAATGTAAAAAGCCCACATGACTTCGAAAAAATGTGCAGGTTGGCAGTAAGAGGACTAGATGCTCTATTGAGTTATCAAAACTATCCTATACTAGCAGCAAGATTGGCCACAGAAGAATTTAGACCATTGGGCATTGGTATTATTAACTTTGCCTATTTCTTGGCCAAGCACGATGTTAGTTATAGTGATCCTGGAGCATTAGCATTGGTTGATGAGTATGCAGAAGCTTGGTCGTATTACTTGATCAAGGCTTCTGCAGACCTCGCCGAGGAACAAGGTGCGTGTACTCGTTGGCAAGATCTCAAGAGTGCGCGAGGCGTATTGCCCATTGATACTAGAAAGCGAGATGTGGACGAATTGGTGCCCTACCAAGAGCGTATGCCTTGGCAATCACTACGTGAACAAGTCCAACGTACAGGTCAGAGAAATGCCACACTGATGGCACTAATGCCAGCAGAAACAAGTGCGCAGATTTCAAATGCTACCAACGGAATTGAACCACCACGCTCGTATGTGTCTATCAAGGGATCAAAACATGGTCAATTAAAGCAAGTTGTGCCAGAATATCGTCGTTTAAAGAACCGATATGAACTACTTTGGGACCAAACAAGTCCCGAGGGTTATCTCAAGCTGTGTGCGGTGCTACAAAAATATATTGATCAAGGTATTAGCGTAAATACTTCCTACAATCCGCAGTACTATGAAGATGAAAAGATTCCAATGAGTGAAATGCTACAACATCTTCTAATGTGCTACAAGTATGGTCTAAAACAACTTTACTATTTTAACACATTTGACGGCCAAGGTGAAATCAATATTGATAAACTAGTTGACAGCAAACCGTTGGAAACAGAAGAGCAATACCAAAGTCAAGAAGACTGTGACAGTTGTGTAATCTAGGAACTTTATGAAAAAAAGAAATTATACATTCGATACTGTAAGAAAATTACAGGGATCTATTAGAATAGATCACACCCTGGCTCGTTTAGGAGCCGGAAAGTTACGAACGCTATTAGAAAACGAGCCGTACATCAACACACTAGGGGCTTATAATGGCCAACAGGCTGTACAACATGCCAAAGCCGGTTTGAAAGCAATTTACCTGTCGGGGTGGCAAGTGGCAGCAGCAAACAACACAGCAAATACCACTTACCCCGATCAAAGTTTATATCCGGTAGACAGTGTGCCTCGAGTGATCAAAGGTATCAACAATGCTTTTCGTCGTGCAGATCAAATTGATTTTGCTGAAGGTAAAACTGATGTAGATTATTTCTTGCCTATCGTAGCCGACGCCGAAGCAGGCTTTGGTGGTGCCTTAAACGCATACGAGCTAATGACTCACATGATCGAAGCAGGTGCAGCAGGTGTACACTTTGAGGATCAGCTGGCCAGCGAAAAGAAATGCGGTCATTTAGGCGGCAAAGTATTGGTGCCTACTAGTCAGATGATACGCACACTGAATGCAGCTAGACTGGCAGCAGATGTAGCTGGTGTGGATACAGTAATTATGGCCAGGACCGATGCAGAAGCGGCAACACTTATTACATCAGACCATGATCCGCTTGATCATGATTTTATTATCCGCGAGAGAACAGAAGAAGGATTTTTTCATTTCAAGAACGGCATTGACGCCTGTATCCAGCGTGGGTTGGCCTATGCTCCTTATGCTGACCTTTTATGGTTTGAAACATCCACTCCTGATATTCAGCAGGCAACGAAATTTGCTGAGGCAATCCACGCAGTATACCCTAACCAGATGCTTGCATATAATTGTAGTCCTAGTTTTAATTGGCGGAAATTTTTATCTGAATCAGAATGTTTGACTTTCCAACAAGAATTAGGTAAACTAGGATACAAGTTTCAGTTTATTACTCTTGCCGGATTTCACTGCAATAATTTAGCTACCTTTGAATTAGCAGAAGCATATCGTCAGAAAGGCATGGCTGGTTACAGCGAAATGCAAGAGCGTGAATTTGCAGCACAAGAAAGAGGGTTCACTACAGTCCGACACCAACGTGAAGTAGGTGTTGGTTATTTTGATTTAATCAGCGAAGCGGTAGGTGCAAAGTCAACAGCCGCAATGGCACATAGTACAGAGAAGGATCAGTTTTAATGAGCGTGTTTAATATTAACAATAAAAACAATCACACACAAAGTCTTGCATTTCTTGACGAATCCGGAACACAACCCGTACAAAGATACGATGTATTAAAGTATAGACAGTTTGATAAACTGACTGACAAGCAGTTGGGCTTCTTTTGGCGACCAGAAGAAGTAGATGTGCTTCGAGATGCAAAAGACTTCAAAGAACTAACTGAACATGAACAACATATTTTTACAAGCAATCTTAAGCGACAAATCCTTTTGGATAGTGTTCAAGGTCGTAGTCCCAATCTTGCTTTTCTTCCCATCGCTACTATTCCTGAGCTCGAAACTTGGATTC